TTGAAAAAAATATTATTAATAAATGGTCTAAATATTATACAAATAATGTTGAATTTTTATTAGAAACTCAATTATTATTAAAGAATTATAATGCTTTTAAAAAAGTTGAATTTAGCGAAGATAAAACTATAATAAAAGATGATGTAATATATAATAAATGTGAAGATGTTATATATGATCATGGATTTATAAACAATTATCAATATATTGATATACCAATGTTAAATAGTTTAAATAATAATAGTTTATGCTTACAAGCATTAAGTATTTATAATCTGTCTTCGCCTGTTTTTTCATTGCTTATTCCAGTTTTATTTCTTTTACTACCTTTTTTCATAATCAAATTACAAGGTCATAAAATAACATTTGGACTATATTTTGAACATTTAAAAACTGTATTTTCAAATCATATTATAGGACAGTTATTTTCTTCATTTAGCAATACTAATTTTACAAATAAAATATATTTGCTTTTTAGTTTTGGATTCTATATTTTTCAAATGTATTTAAATTTTACTAGTTGTATTAAATATTTTACAAATATTAAATATATTCACGAAACTTTATATGATTTAAAAGATTATATTGTGACTTCTTTAAATAAATACAAAAATTTCTTGAAATATTCCCAAGATTTAAAGAATTATAAGCATTTTAATGATGCCATTAATATAAACATAAGCGTTTTTACATCGTATTTAGATGAATTAAAAAAAATTACACCATATGCTTTAAGTATTAATAAATTAGTAGAATTAGGACAATTAATGAAATGTTTTTATTGCTTAAATAAAAATGAAGCTATTATAAATAGCTTGTATTTTTCATTTGGATTTAATGGTTATTTGAAAAATTTAGAAACATTACAGAATTTTATTAATACTAAAGTTATGAATTATTGTACTTATAATAATTCTAAACCTACATCATTTGACGATGCTTATTTTGCTAACTTGAATATTATAGAAACTTGTGCTAAAGATAAATGTGAAGCACTTAAAACAAATAGCGAGAATAATAATAGTAAAACTAAAATTATAAAAAATTCGTATTCGCTAAATAAAAACATAATTATTACTGGTCCAAATGCCTCTGGTAAAACTACTTTACTGAAATCAACATTATTTAACATTATTTTATCTCAACAAATAGGATGTGGATTTTTTAATAGTGCCTCAGTAAAAATATATGATTATATTCATTGTTATATAAATATTCCGGATACTGGAGGGCGCGATAGTTTATATCAAGCAGAGGCAAGACAATGTAAAAACATATTAGAAACAATAGAAAATAATTCTACTAAAAATCATTTTTGCGTATTTGATGAATTATACAGCGGAACTAATCCAGATGAAGCCATTGATAGCGCTTATGGTTATTTAACTTATTTGAATAAATTTAATAATATAGATTACGTTTTAACAACACATTATACTAAATTATGCAAAAAATTAAATAAACAAAACACTAATTTATACATGAAAGTAAATATTAATGCTAAAGATTTTGAATATACTTATAAAATAAAAAAGGGTATTTCAAAAGTAAAAGGAGCAATGAAGGTGCTAAAAGATTTAAATTACCCAGAAAATATTATTACAAATATGAAAAATTAAATATTAAATATTATTATTCGTTAAACAATACTTAAAATAATATAATTAAACAATAATATAAATGTCATTTTTATTTAAATTTATAGATTCAGGATTTTTATTAACATTAGGATTAATCTTATTAATGAGTGGAGGAATCATGTTATATTGCTATAGAAGATTAAATTTATTAGAAAAAAGTGTAATTGAACATGGTAAAATTTTACAAAACTTTATTATAAATTATAACATTCAAATGCAGCATTTTAGTTTATTAAATAAATCACTTCATACTTATAAAAATAATGATAAAAATAATGATAATGATACTAATGTTGTAAATACTAGAAATGAATATGTAGATTTTGATAAAATAAAAAAAATTAATTTAGGAGAAAAAATATCTGTATCAGATGATGAGGATGATGAAGAAGTAGATGTTTCTGATGATAAAGATAAAGATATAGATGAAGATGATGATGACGATGATGATGATGATGACGATGATGATGACGATGACGATGACGATGAAGATGATGATGATGATGACGATGAAGATGATGATGATGATGACGATGAAGATGATGATGAAGATGATGATGATACAGATGATGAATATAAAAAAAATACAATAAGAAAAGACAATTTAGAAAACCTAATAATTTCTAATAATAAATTAGAAGATGAGTTAGAACATTTAGAAGATTTAGAAGAATTAGAAGAATTAACAGATATAACAAATAGTAGATTAAATGAGCAAACAATTTCAAGTATTGATGACGAAATGTTTTTGAAAAATTTACCTATAAACTTAAATTCATTCACATTAGATGATACAAATAATAACCCAAAAATAATAACTTTAGAAAACATAGATAATTCAAATGATAAAACAAGTGAAAGAAAAAATTATTCAAAAATGAAAGTAGATGATTTAAAAACTTTAGTTGTTACAAAAAATTTAATAGATAATGAAACAGCACAAAAGATGAAAAAATCTGATTTAGTAAAATTATTACAAAATTAATAATAAAATATTTGAGTATTTATATATAAAATGGAACGAGGATTAATGATGATAATCCATTCTATTTTACTTGGACTAGTATTATATGTTATTATGATTTATGTTCTTGGACAAAGACAAATTGTTGCTGAAAATAGAAGTATATTAATTGCTGCTTTAGTTTTAATATACATGGTAATGTTTGGTCATGGACTTCCTAATAAATTAAATAAAGACCTATTTTAAAAAATAACTATATAAGTATTACTTTTTACTAAGTATTACTTTTTACTAAGTATTACTTTTTACTAAGTATTACTTTTTACTAAGTATTACTTTTATTATAAAAATCTGTAAAAAATTAATATTATTAGATAATATAATATTAATTTTATGAGTTGGGGAACTTGCTATAGTGGTTCTAATAACATACATTTCAATTTTCCCCCGTTAATGGAGGATTCTAGATTATTTAGCGATTATTATTCGTCGGCTCTTAATGATAGTGTTTTTCAAAATAATAAAAATATTAAAAATAACAGTGATTATAGAAAATATTTACAAGTAAATGCTGACACTATTATTAAAAATAATCAATATATTTCTTTTATTGAGTGTGGGGCAAATACAAATAACAAATCAGATAATTTAGTTTCCAACCAAACCCCTTATGTTTTTGGCTCAATTTTATCACGCGATCAACCATATGGATATGAAACAAGTGATTTAAAAAATATATATTTGTCTAAACAGCAGTTAGATGCGCAAAAACATGTGTCAAAGTATATAATTAATGCTAATGAATAATATTGTATTACAATATTAATACAAAATATTTTATTATAATATTTAGTAAAATATTTTATACTAAAAATATTGTAATAATATTGTAATAATATAAAATGAGTTTTTTTGAGGATTTAATGTCGCCTCTTGGCAAAGAACATTGTATGTATTTTTATTATTTAGGATATATATCTTTAATATTAATAATAGTAACACTAATTATAGCAATAGCAAGTGTATATAGAAAGAATTACAGAATATTTGGTTTAACTATATCATATTTTATTACCTTAGTACTCATGTATTATATTTCAAGATTAAATTATTCCGTATGCTTGGGTGCTTTTAAATAAACTTTTTATAACATATAAAAACAAATGAGTAAATATTATATAATAAACATTAATATATAATATTAGTAATAATTAAACATATAAATACTTATGAAAATATTAAGCATAGATATTGGTATTAAAAATTTAGCATATGTGATTTTAGAATGTGATGTTATAGATAAAAAATTTAATACCAATATTAATGACTTAAAAGATTTTAAAGAATTTAAAATTATAAAATGGGACGTAATAAATTTATGTAACAAATTAATTTCATGTAATGAAAAATGTTGCGCAAAAGAAGCCAAATTTCATAAAGACAATGTTTTTTATTGTAAAAATCATACGAAAAAAACTGAATATAGTTTACCAACATGTAATATAAAAACATTACATAAACAATCTGTAGCCAATCTCTCCGCACTCGTTGAACAATATCAAATTAAAATAGAAAAACCTATAAATAAATCTTCATTAATAAAATTAATAGAAGACTATTTAAATTCTACTTGTTTTGAAGTTATTGAAACTATTAATGCAAATAATGTAAATCTAATAGATATAGGAATTAGTATAAAAAGCGAATTAAATGAATTATTTAAAAATTTTGACTTATCTACTATTGACCAAATTATTTTAGAAAATCAAATAAGTCCGCTTGCTAATAGAATGAAAACTATTCAAGGTATGATATCTCAATATTTTATAGATTGTAATAATTATAATATTAAATTTATATCGGCAACAAACAAATTAAAACCATTTATAAGTAAAGAAAGTAAATATATAAGTGATTATAAAGATTATAATGAGGTTAATGATACTAAAGAAGTAAAAGATATTAAAGATGTAAAAGAAAAAAAATTATCATATAATGAACGAAAGAAACTCAGCATTCATTATACAAAACAACTATTAGAACATAAAAATATGTCTGAAGACCTCGCTTTTTTTATTAAACATTCAAAAAAAGACGATTTAGCAGACTGTTTTTTACAAGGAATTTATTATTTAGAAAATTTTAATGTATTAAAATAGTAATTATATAATAATTAATAATTTGATAATAATTAATAATTTGATAATAATTAATAATTTGATAATAATTAATAATTAATATATAATATATATTGCGGAGTATTTAAAAATTAAACTTCTATTTTTATCATAATAGTTTTAATGGATATTATAGAAATAGAACCCGAAACTTTAAACATTGATAATTTTCAAATTCCAGAATTCAAAATAAACGATTCAGACCTAGAGGGTGATGTAGAAGAAATTATATCAAAAAAACCATCTTCTAATTTTGGAGGTGGTATTGAATTATTAATGAATGGAAAAAATATTACTGATAAAAAAACATCAACATCAATTGACATTGAAGATATTACTACTTTAGAAAATGAATTAAATGATTTAACAGAAAATACTAGTTCTAGACATTTTGATGATAAACTAAAGTTAAACACTTCTAGTGATAATAAAAAAGAAATAAATTATAATCAATCAGCCAATGCCAACAAAAAATCTATTTTTGGAGGTTTATTTGGTGATACTAAAAATAATGGTTCCAATGTTAAACCAGTTACAAAAAATAATGAAAATGATCCAATTAATTTAGGTAAATCAACGGCAAATATGAATGAAAATAAAACATGGGATGGATTTGGTAAATTTAATAATGTACCAATAAATTTAGATAAAGCGCAAGAAAAGCCTGAATTAACAAAAGAAGAAGAGTTAAAAGAAAAATTCAAATATTTACGCAAGTTAGAAGAGTTAGAGAAAAAAGGGGTCTCACTTAGCAAGCGTTATAATATGGATTCGAATTTAAATGAAATGATAGGAGAATATGAAACTATTATTGCTGAAAAAGAAAAATCAAATGCTATTAAGTTTCAAGGAAAAATGTTAATGGCTTGTATAACTGGATTAGAATTTTTAAACAATAAATTTGATCCTTTTGACATTAAACTTGATGGTTGGGGTGAGCAAATAAATGAAAATATTGATGAATATGATGAAATCTTTGCTGAATTACATGAAAAATATAAATCTAAAGCAAAAATGTCTCCTGAATTGAAATTATTGTTTCAATTAGGTGGTTCAGGAATGATGATTCATATGTCAAATACATTATTTAAATCTTCAATGCCAGGAATGGATGATATTATGAGACAAAATCCCGAATTAATGAAACAGTTTACTCAAGCAGCAGTTAACACAATGGGTCAATCTAAACCTGGATTGGGTGGATTTATGAATGGACTATTTGGAAATAATGGATCTAACCCAGGATTTGGAGCATCTATGCCACCTAATGTAAATTCTGGACCACCTCCACCACCAATTGAGTCTAAATTGCCTGAACGCAGTCAAAGAATACAAAATATTGTAAATCGTCCAGATATTATGTCGGCGCGCGGTATGGAAATGGATAATGGTGAAGGTAATCCTTTTAGTGAACAACGAATTACACGCCCAGAAATGAAAGGTCCTTCTATTGCTCCGCCTAGTCAAAATATTGCGTCATTACTAAGTGGGTTAAAAACCAAACAAGTTGATGTTAATGAAAAAAGAAACAATGAATCTAGCACCATTAGCATTGAAGATTTAAGAGATCTAACAAATGCTAAAATACCTACTAAATCTAAACGCAGACAGCGAAGCGATAAAAATATTGTGAGTTTAGATATTTAAGTTTATTATAAAAATAAAAAAATTATTATTTTAATAAGATATATTGTGTTATATATGTTATTATGATATTATGATTAGTTTATAAAAAAATATATAT